CACGCATTAACTATACCCATCTCAACACCACCCATGGCATATGCGACGATTCCCAAGAAGGAGCCCTTCGTATTACCGAAGGTGGTGTCTATTGATCCTAAGCATCGCATCATCCCCACCATGGAGCGGAGGAGCAATTTCTCGTTCTCATTCACCGGGTTGACTAGCAACAGGGGGTTCGCGAGTTGCGCGAATAGGATAGAGGGATCAGCATGTACCCCAATCTCCTGAGCCTCATACCGCAGCAACGAATCGGTGTACGACCCGTCGTTATCTGCAATGTCTGCCTCCTCTGCTACTATATTCCCATACTCGTCACTCCTCAGGATGTCAATATCGTCGCCATGACTCACGGCCGCCATCCGATCCCTTCCCTGCATGACAAAATCTAACATACTATCGTGGACCCTAGCTAGGTCCTCGAGCGATGTGTCAGATAGGCACGCACGGTACCAAAGCTCTTGCTCAACCTTAGTAGGTGAGGGCATGTCAACGCCACCCAGCGATATCACCGATTGCACCCCTTCCCCGTATTCCCCGGGTAAGGCGTGCCGTATCAGTAATACGTGCTCAATGGACTGTTTCATGGCCCTCAACAAGGGTGGGTTCGCGTTAACCCACTCCGACCCATCAATGGAGATGGTGGCTCGTCCGAATTTAAGGACTGAGTCACCAGCTGAATCTTTCTTATACTTCTGGGCTTCATCAGGCTTGAACTTGACAAGGTTGAATTTCTTCGGGGCAACACTAGGGTTACCATACACCTTCACAACTTCCACATGCCTCATAGCCGCCTTCGGACCACCTACGTAATCGATGTAACCATGGATTGCCCTGAGAGGGTTTTGGACCATCTCAGCAGCGAGTTCGTCGTCGATCTCGTTTCTCATGTACACACGATGAACGTCTAGCAGAAGCTGTTGGAGCGGGTTCGTGACCTCCTTCTCCTCGGCTTTGGTGATGTCCTCCATATAAGCTTTATCATTCTCCACTATTCGGCTCGTTATCATATCGTCCACCGTTAGCATCCCGTTGCGCGGATGGGAGCACCTTTGGGTGCGCTCCCTACCCCAAGCCAAGGCTGGGGCCAGTGCGAGGATTTGATTCCTGCGCAGTGTATCCTCGTCGGGCCGCTTCATCGACAGCCGAAGAAAACAACGCTCCGTCTCCACCGGCAGCTTGTGATCTATCACCGCCATTTTAGTGGCGAAACAGCTCCCAACTGATTGGTAACTACGCGATTCTGCTCGCGGGTCCAGTCTGGTGTCGAAGTTGGGGTATGGGTCTTGGAACGTGCACCCCTTGTTGTAAGGTGTCTTAGTGTTCTTCCCTTTCTCCCCCATCAACTCAAACTTGTACCCGGGTTCCTTTAAAGGATTCCTAGCTGTGCCGTGCTTGTCAGAAGACTGCACATACCCGACACGCGTTATGCTAGTTAACCCCTTCATATGGAACAACTTACTCTCACTGTCTGAATTGACTGTGTAATACCCCTCGCCAGTGATGTCGTCAATACTCTGAATAAGAGCTGCAACTGTGGCATTAGTATTGAAGGGCTCACGGTACGCCATTACGCGTTTGCCTTGAGTTATATAATCCTTCAACGGAGTAGTGGTCGCTTGCATCTCAGAGTACGCTGCTGCCCTCTGGAAAGTGTGAAACAATAGAGTCTCAATTAACACTTCCAGGGGAAATTTAGCGTACTTCAAAAACACCGACCGAGTAAGCAGTATCACCTGCTCCGGCGTGACCCCCGAGGCTAACTTATCATCGCGCAAATACGCAGCGACTTCAGTAGAGATCATGATATCCTTCACAACCTTTGTTAACCCCGCGAACGGCCCCTTCGGAAAGTACTGACCGAGAGTGCATGTGTGACCAAGATCATATAGTGCTACGCGCACGTTCTTGAAC